TTGATATTAGGGATTTGAATTTTAATCTTCATCATCTTGCTGCTTTTGTTGTTGTTTGATTTTTATATACTATTTATTATAAATAGTAAATAAATCAATTTTTTTTAATCGCAAAAAATGCAATGATTTTATTATTTCTTTCTGTTTTTCTTTCTGTTTTTCTTTCGGGTTCTTCTTTTCTCGCCCCCTAGATATTTTCCTATTTCATGTCGTAGTTCATAAGGCATTGTTCCATCACCTCTATTCCCTACATCTTTTTCACTCATAACCATAGCTAGGTTTTTCCTATCTTCTTGTCTTTCCAAAACTTTTGGAATAGTATGTGCGACAATATTTTGTATTCTTTTTTTTTCTTTTTTCGTGATTATGTATTCTTCTATCGCATAAGGAATACTATTTTCTTCTTGTTCCTCTGGTGTCATATCATCCCATAGGTCTTCTGCCAGTTGAAGTTCTTTGTTTGTAGCAAGATCAAGTTCAATATTAATATCTGGGCGTTCTAATAATAAGTAAACCATGTCTATATCTTCTAATTTAATTGCGAGTATAAGTGGTGTATCACCATCGTCATTCTTAGCATTCACATTAGCTCCGTTATTTAAGGCATTTTCAACTTTGTCGTAATCATAAATACCAATTGCACCAAAAAGATATGTATCCTTTTCTTCTTGATCATTTGGATTTCCTCCTCTCTGTCGTGTTGAACGAGTTTTTCTAAATCTTTTCTTGGATTTTCTACTTTTTCTTTTTCCTCCCTTTTTGAAAAAATTAAACATGTTTCTAGGTTTAGATTCAGGTTCAGGTTCAGGTTCAGGTTCAGGTTTAATGCCAGTATATTTTTCAGTTGTATATATTTCTCCATCTCCTAAAAAATCGTCCCTATATGATTCCATAGATGTGCAATCATCTTCTTCATGAAGTGTTGTTTGATTACATACGGGACATTTGAATAAAGTAGCTGGTCTATGAATTTCTTCGTTTCTATTGGGCAATTTAACACTTTTTATTCTGTTGTCACACCAACCACTTAAACAATTATTATGAAATTGATGACCACATGAAAGCTGATATATAAGCCCTTTATCTGCTATTTGTTCAGAACTTTGTAAAGGGTCTTGGCATATAGCACACACCTCGTCTGGTTTTATATTTTCAAATGGTACCCAAGAACCATTTTCATATGAATTTCCTCCATATTTTGTTTTCTTTGTTTTCTTTGTTTTCTTTGTTTTCTTTGTTTTTTTATTCGTATTTACTTTTTTACTTTTGTTGTTTTTTTTCCTTTTACCTCCATCAAATAACCGTTTAAAAATACTGCTATTTTTCCCATCATCATTATTTCTTTGAACCTCTGTATTTGTATTGCCTTCACTAATAGCATCACTATCTGCTTCAGTCATATCATTATCCCGATATTCCAACCTATCATTGTTATAATCCAACTTATCAAACGCTTTTTCGCATACTGCCATTTCTGGCGTAAATTCATTATTTTCAACCGTTTTCATTTCGGTGCCTATCATATAACCATCACACCCCATGCTGCATACATAATTTGCAAGTTGTCCATCCTTTGACGGGTCAGACTTTCTGATATTGCTATTCTCTCCTCCAAAAAAATCTTTGATTATAATATTTATATCGCGATGACTATCGTTATCCGTATCGCTTAATAATTTACCTTTTGTTTCCACATTGTCTATTCTTAATAATTTCATATCATCATTGCAAAAAAATTTGTATATAATAGAAACTGATTCGGATGGAGATGTCTTTCCATATTCAATTACATTTTTCTCGGTAAAACCAAAATACTTATGACCTGCTAACTTTTCATCATTGTTCGAATACAACAAAGTCTCTTTATTGTACATCTCTTTTTTAGGCAAAGGAGAACCAGAATGATCTGTTTCTTGAGCACCATAGTATCTTGTAGGGTCACCTCTATAAATAGCCGTACCTTTCGGAACGATTGTATATGTCAAGCCATCTCCATCAGTTTTAGTTTCAAACCCGTCAATTATGTTGTTTATCTCTTCCATTATTCAACAGATATACAATATACAAATATTATTTCGCGAATACATTGTCTATATTTTTTATGAGTGATATTTTATCTTTTACCGAATCTACCATTATATTCTTCTGATATCTATCTGGGTCTTGTATGATATCTTTTAACAATTGTATATCGTTCTCAATATCGCCCGTTAATTTTATAATGCTTCCAGGGAAATAATTGTCTATGTTCTGGCACCCTAAATATATAGGTGTCGTCCCACATAGCAAAGTATCTGTGATCTTTTCACTAAAATAATGATTTGATTGGACGTTCTCTATTGCTATATGGAACTTATAATCTAAATATGGTTCCTTCTCTTCAAATGTGCCTTTTANTTGGCTGCTATANTNATTGTACATTTTACAACCACGACCGTATATATCAATTGGNAAATTNTCGGTCAAGATTNTTTTTACCATCTCATGNCTATATTTATGACCAGGCATTTGCTGTTTATCACTTACCATAAGGGAAATAGTTTTGTTTTTTGATGGTACATTTTCCAATGGTGGTGTGTGCCACATATAACCATAATGCTCTGTAAATGGTGATGGTAAATTATNTTTATTCCCGATTAAATATCTNCCTATATATTTTTCAGCATAACTAACAAATTGTTGTGTTAATCCCAAGAATTGTATAGGTTCAAACGCCAAACCAATTACATTCGTTTTAGGAATATGCGATATGTCTGGCATGGCGGTATTCAATATGATAACATGTGTATAATCGTCATCGTTTGTGATATAAATTCTGTTATTCTCTCCATAATCAGGAATCAACTTAACTTGACATAAGCGTTCGTATATTTCTTTACATTTACTTGAGTCTCCAAAACTAGAAAAAAAACGAATTCTATACATTAATACTATTAGTTCATTTGCTTTATATTTTTGTCTTAATGAATTATAATTTAATCCATTAAAAATGGAAGATGAAATGGAATCGGTAAATGACAACAGTGAAATAAATGACATACGTCAATCGCCAGATTTCAGAGGAATCACATTAAGCGGATATAAAAAAACGGAAGTAAAAAAACAACTGATTGAAAGCATAAAAACGAAGAAAATAGAACAGGCGTGTTACTGGTCGTCTGAAATAATATGTGCAGGGCATTATATTGAATTATGGGAAATTTATATACACTACGTTTGTAAATATATCCATTTAGGAAATCCAAAAATAGCTTTGTATCTAGAGAACCGATATACGATCTTTAAAAACATCATGTCACAAGGACAATTTTTAAACGAATTACAATTGCGTAATCATCCTACCATACGTCAATTATTTGCTGAAATTACTTGCACCGTATGCTTATCTGATAAAAAAAACAGTATTGAACCTGTAAAAATAAAAAAAGAAGAGTTTGATATTACGCAAATATCCGAAAAACTAACTGCTCCTAATGTTAAATATATAGACGATGTTTTCAAACCAGATGACCCTAAGGAATTTTTCATACCTGCAAATGAATTTGCATATAACATTTCAAATGAAAAAAGAAATATGTTAAACGCTTGTTATTGGATTGAATGGACAATAGAATTTGAAAATCTATGCAAAAAAAAGAAAAACAAAAGCAGCTGCGAAAGTCGTACATTTGTCAAAGTAGAACCAAAATATAGAAATGATATTATATGGATATTATGGGAGTCATTGTTATATTATAGCAAAGACAAAGATAAATTTGTCATCCAGTTAGTTGATTCGTTATTCAATCTTTTCTGTATAAAATACACCACAGCTTCTTGTAAGAAAAGAAGATATCTATTATATTTTGCGGTGTCATTATTAACAGAGACGGTACGAAAAGACATTGAATTAGTGAGTGACAAGAATATCATTGCAACGGTAGTGAAAAAAATCAACTCTGTGTATAAACAAATAAAGAAGAATGAACATAGTCCTAATACCGATTATCTATTTGCAAATGTGGATAAGGAAAATTCGTTTGCAAAATCTATGAAACAAATGGAATTAGTGAATTCAATGGACTCGCAAAATAGAAATAAAATCTAGCTGCATAATATAAATAGTTATATTATGCATTCTGAACATGCACGATATAAACAAATAATGGAAAAGTGTGAAACAAAAAAGAAGGACTACATTAGTTGTTTACATACACATTATGATAACAGTGAGTTATGTTCTCATCATAAAATAATTTTTGCAAGTTGTGCCGAAAAAGTTTGTAGTAACTTGAAAAAGAGAGTATTTGATGAAATTCAATTTCACAATTAAACAATATCGTCCTCGCTATCTATTTCTGCCCAGTTGTCCAAGTCTTCGTGCTGCAATGTAACAGATGATACCCGTTTCGGGGTCTTTAAATTGGACTCTTCTAATTCAGATTCTTTCTTGTCCCATAAAAATAATACCTTGCGATTATTGTAGTTTAGTTCTCTATTCAATATGTGATATTTATTTCTAGATTTTGTATCCATGATGATTTCAAAATCGGTCACCAAATTCTTTTTGTTATCTATAATTTCTTCATATTCTTTGCACAATCCTGTGTATAATTCAGACCATTCTAATAATTTTTTCTTCGGATCTTTATGCTTCCATATATTTTTATTATACCATGGTCCTATCAAATCCATACGATAGTCAAGCTGATTGTGCAACAATGAGAATTTTTCTCGCAATGTTTGAATACGTTCTTTGATCTCATCTAACTTGTAATATTTTGATATTGATAAGAGTAACGATATATAGGTGGATATAAAAATAGACACTACTGATATTACATCATCGGATATTCCAAATTGAACCCGAGTGGCTTGTAAAAAACCAGAGATAGTTGAACAAAAAATGACAGATGTTTGTATATTGTTTACAAGATTGTTTAGATCGTCATACTTCAAGTCTAACAATCGTTTGTTTTCTTTGCATTCTTTCAAAACTACTAAATTATTTTGTTTAACCGATTTTAATTCACTTCTAAAAATAATATATTCTTTTTGTGAAAACCAATTTGTATTTTCAGATGTATCATATTTACCATAAATTTTATGCAAATGTATATCTACATCGGAAGTCGTAGGTATTTCATCAATTTCGGATTTTTCAGATTTATTAATTGTGTCATTTCCGCTTATATCACTAACCGTAATAGATATATTTGAATTATTNTTTTCTTCGCTCATTTAATATAGCTCGGGGAAATAATTTTAGTAATTTACAATATTAAATTACTAAAGTAATGTTTCTAAATTAAAAATACAGTTAAAATGAGGCACCAAACGAACCTCCCAACAAACCATTTGCCGCCATTGGTCCAGGATTCATTTCCATTCCACCGCCCATCATATGATCATATGACTCGGTAACGTTGTTCTGACGGCTTGTCGCTACTGGTGCGGGAGGAAACATATTTTGTTGCATATTACTATCATCTAAATAATCTGATTGACTGGGTGCATGTTGAGATACTGGCTTGGAAACTTTCACTTTATTTTTCATACCTTCTTTTTTATCATTAGTTGCAGGACCATTCCATAATTCCATGATGCGATCTACCATGATATTTACTTTCAATCCTAACTTTGTTTGAATGCTTAATACTATTATTAAAAATGCTAAAACAACATTGGTTAAATTCAAGTTTTCATATTTAAAACCACTGTAAGTCGGTATATATGTTATCATTCTATGAATAATTATCATACCTACAAACATAACTACCAATTGAATAAAAATTTCAGCTAAAATCTCTACGGACGTTTTCTCAGGATCAGCTTCGGGTATAAAACGTTGAATTGATTTGTTCAATAAGATTACTGGAACAACTCCCATTGTAGAATACTGGATGACATTCAATATTTCAGCGTTACTTTCTTCTGCCATAGAAAATACATGTGATAGAAAAGATTTTTTTGTTATACTAGAAGTTTCTTGTAAGATTTCCATAGCGTATATAGAAATTGTATAGAAAATATATAGAGAAAAATGTTTAATTATTACAATGGAGCACGCCGAAAAACAATACCTACAGCTGATTAAAGATATTCTTGATAAAGGATCTTTTGAAGACACCCGAAATGGACGTACAAAAGCCTTATTTGGTTATAGTATGCGTTTTTCTTTAAACAATGGTACTATCCCTCTTTTAACCACAAAGCGAGTCGCATGGAAGACGTGTTTCAACGAACTGATGTGGTTTGTTAATGGTGAAACGAATAATGCAAAACTTGTTGATAAAAAAGTGAATATATGGAATGCAAATTCTACAAGGGAATTTCTAGACAGTCGCGGGTTGTTTAACAATGAAGTAAATGATTTAGGTCCAGTTTATGGACATCAATGGCGCCATTTTAACGCCGATTATAAGGACTGTCATACGGATTATAGCGACAAAGGTATAGATCAACTTCAACAAGTGATTGATATACTCAAAGACCCTTCGCAACGCAGCTCTAGACGCATTGTATTGTCTGCATGGAATCCTTGTCAAATTGATAAGATGGCTCTCCCCCCTTGCCACGTTCTAATGCAATTCCATGTAAGGGAAAATAAATATTTGTCATGTTCGTTGTACCAAAGAAGTGGAGACGTTGGATTAGGAATACCCTTTAATATTGCTTCCTATTCTTTTTTGACACATATCATTGCAAAACATTGCGATTTGATTGCCGATGAGTTTGTACATTTTATTGGCAATGCCCATATATATGAAAATCACATTGACACATTGAAACAGCAAATTCTCAGAGAACCGATGGAGTTTCCATCTATTGACATTGTAAATAAACACGAGAATATTAACGATTATTGCATAGAAGATATTGAATGGATTACTCAGTATAAACATCATGAAACATTAAAAATGGAAATGTCTGCATAAAATTATTATCTATATATCCATATAGAGAATTATAGATAAGAACTACTATATATAATTATGAGTGCAGGGAACGCTGCAGCAATTCGTAGAAGAGTTGGAGCTAATACATCTGCTCCTTCAACCATTTCAAAACCGACACCTCCTTCTCCTCCTGAACAAAAAGGTCTGACTTTGCCCCAAGTCATATCCAATTTGGACAAACGCATAAAAGATTTAGAATCTGGCACCTCTACTTCTAATGGAGTTCATGGTATATTCTCACCTGACATTTTAGAAGAGTTCAATAGCAGATTTGAAATTTTAGCAAATGAGTTAAGTGATATTAAAGATACGATCATTAAGTTGCAAAGTTTTACAATGGAGGTTAATAAAACTCTATATGATGAACGAATCCAAATTCTTTCTGATGTAGGAAGTCAATCGGTTGTTACAAACAATACCGATTTCAAAGAACCTTCATCTCCTACTAGTGTAGATATCAAAAATCTGGCACAAGAGGAACTATCAAACACCGAATAGTTCAAAAATATTGAATATTTGTAAAACAATATGAAACAATCGCATATTTATATTATAGTCTATACTATAAATATGAACGGAGATTTAAATAATAAATTAGAATCCTTGAAAAATAACTTTTATCAAAATAATAAAAAAAATATTATTTTCAAAAATGAACAAAAGAAAAAATGTGCCACTATCATTAACCAGTCTATTGATTTAAATGTTTTATTACAGAATACGTTTCTTACATTTGAAAATAAAAATATTATTTACTTTCAATACAATGTATTCAAAACATATGCAACTGATGACATTGTTATAAATTTAACGAATTATTTATTTCAAATTATAGAAACACTCATTTCTAAGTACGGATGTTTTGAAATGCATGTAAATCTTGATTCATATACGGTCACTGCACATGAACGATATAAGAATATGTATATAACATTTTTTGAGTTGTGTAAAAGTAATAATATGGTTTTTAGTGACAAATTATCCATTTTGAATGTATATAATACACCTTCTGTCATACATTCGTTGCGAGCTTTTTTTGCACAATTTATAGACAAAAACGCTGTTTCTAAGATACACATGTATGATAAAAAAAATAGTGTGGATCATTTCAATATATTATTGAATTCAACAAAATAATAACATAAAAAGATTAATATCATATTCATTATAATGAATTTTCAAATCACAGACAATTCCCGTGCAGACATTTTTGCAAATATATTTCAACATGTCAAATTATTTGCAGACCTTATTAATATTACATTTGATGATGACAAAATGTATTTGCAAACTATGGACAGCAGTAGAGTTTCCATTTTTGAGGTTATTTTACCCAAAACATGGTTTGATGAATATGAAATAACTTCTAATGAACCCGTCACTATTGGAATTCACGCAAATATGCTATTTAAAGTTCTCAATACACGCGATAAATCTCAGATGTTGAATTTTGTGTTGAGTGAAAATGAATCTGATACACTCAATATTCATTTTACAAATGACAATAAAAGTGTTTTTGACAAACATTTTGAAATTCCATTAATAGANATTGAAGCGGATTTAATGAGCATTCCTACATTTGAAAGTGATGCTGACATTACGATTCCATCTGCCACGTTTGCTTCTATTATTAATCAATTGCAAATATTTGGCGATACCATTGAATTCAAATGTGATGAAGACAAGATACAACTGTACTCTATCAGTTCTGAATCTGGGAAGATGATTGTTGACATAGAAATTGATGATCTAACTTCTTATTCTATTACTGAAGACAACGCTATGAACATATCATTCAGCCTTAGTAAATTACATAACATTTGTTTATACAATAAAATGGCTAAGGAGATTGAAATATTACTCACAGAGAATTATCCTATGAAGATTACATATGATTTAGGAATTGAAGACGCAAAAATGATATTCTATTTAGCTCCTAAAATCGGCGACGAATAATAAAATATTTTTATAGCAAATAGATTAGAATACACGTTATTTATTATATATATTGTGTATAATGAATTTTTTTTTACATATACTTATCTTTATTATTGTATTACTTACGTATATCCATGTTATGCACGAATATAAAACCAGCGAAGATTTAGAAATATATGAATTTGATTACAAGGACAACACATACTTACAAGAAGTATGTGAATTAAAACAACCTGCCATTTTTTCATTAAATGAAATTATACCAGAATTTTATGGAAATATAAATTCGGACATATTAGATGAATTTACTGAATCTGAGTTAAAAATTAAAGAAACTAACGATTATTGGATAGAAAACGCGTCTATTGATTATATATTGCTTCCTTGTCAAAGCTCTATAAATTTGATGAAAACAGATACACATAATAATTATTTTACTGAAGAAAACGAGAACTTCATACTGGAAACATCGTTCGCCTCGCATTACAACGCCATGGATTCTTTATTAAAACCTCCGTTTTCTGTCAATACTACTTATGACATTATGACTGGTGCAGAAAAATCTGCAACTCCTTTGCGCTATCACATGAATAGTCGCAAGTTTTTAAGTGTAAATTCTGGTAAAATTAGAGTTAAGCTAACTCCTTGGAAAAGCAGCAAATATCTATATCCAATAAAAGATTATGAATGCTTTGAGTTTAGAACTCCTATCAATATATGGAAACCCCAACGAAAATACTTTCATGAAATGGACAAAATGAAATTTTTAGAGTTTGATGTCTCTCAGGGGAAAACCCTATATATCCCCCCATACTGGTGGTACAGCATTCAATATTCTAATGATTCTACCATCGTATGCAGTTGTACTTATAGTTCTATTACAAACTACATTGCAAATTGCAAAGACATTGGGTTGTACTATCTACAACAAAGCAATACTAAAACAAAAATTACTAAGACCATTGACCTTGATAATATAAATAATTCTGAAAAATTAAATGATACCACCAGTGAAAATATCAAGGATGATGAAATTATTAATTCTGACATTCATAAATCTGATGTATAAAATTTCAAAAACTTCTTGGGTAACTTTCAAAAAATGGACAAAAATAAATGTCCATTTTTTGTTTTTAGAATGAGAAACTTATATTAAAAAACGCGTTTTTTCAGTTTAAAGCATTATGCTGTAATTTTGGAAATCATATATTTTTTTTATTACGATAACTATTTTTTTATAAAAAGCATTTAGGCGTAAAATTCATTTCCATTTATAGTGTAAATGGAAATGAATAATACGCCTAAAAACGCCGATATTTATGTATGTGATAAATGCAACTTTAAATGCAGCAAAAAATGTGACTGGACCAGACATGTCGCCACACGCAAACATAATATGGAAATAATTGGAAATAATTGGAAATCAAAAAACGCCGAATGCATACACTGCTGCAAAATATTTAAATCAGTATCTGGATTGTGGAAACATCGCAAGAAATGCAATCAAGAAATCAATACATCCACACTTAAATCATCGTCTAATAACAATAATGCTCCGGATATGAACGTAGTGATGGTTTTGTTAAAGCAAAATCAAGATTTCAAAGAATTGATGATCGGACAGTCGAAGCAAATACAAGAACAACAAGAAGAGAATCAAGAATTACAAAAACAACTATTATATGCAGTAAAAGACCAAAACATCTCGTACAATACTACACACAACAACACCGTCACTAATAATAATCAAAAATTCAATTTAAATTTCTTTTTGAATACTACCTGCAAAGATGCAATGAATATGTCAGAATTTATTGAAAATATTGAAATAGATTTCAAAGACATTGAGAACATCGGCAGAAATGGCTACATTAGTGGTATGACGGATATGATTTTGTCACGCATTCAAGAATTAGATGTAACGAAACGACCACTACACTGCACTGATTTAAAACGCGAAACAATGTACATCAAAGATAATGATGAATGGACAAAAGATACACCTGAAAATTCCAAATTGCACAAAACGATCAAATATGTTGCAAAACGCAATTATGCAACCATACCACTGTGGCGTGAAAAACACCCTGAATGCCAAGATTGGAATAATCCACAATACGACTTTTGCGTGGATATGATGCGCAATATACTAGGCGACATTGGCAATGAACAAATTAGATTGGATAACAAGGTAATAAAAAATTTGTCCCGTCATATTTTAGTGGATAAGACTTAACATTATTTGTTATTTTCTTAGAAACTTCTTGGAACAATTTCAAAAAAAGGACAAAAATAAAATGTCCAATTTTCATTTTTAGAATGAAAAACTTTTACAAAAAAACGTATTTTTCCA